AAAGGACCGTAGGCATTGAACAAGAGAATAGGAGGAGGTGTGCCTGCATCTTTGTCATTTTCACCAAAATGCATCTTGCTCATGGTTCTCAAAAAGTGTATGCATGCCAATGCATAGCGTCCTTCTTTTTGATTTTGAACAGTGAATTGACCATCAACACTGAATGAAGTTGCCGGCGTACGTGCAAATATATGAAAGTCTTGGTTTGTATGTACAGTGCTAATGGTTTGATAATCAATGTCTTGTTGATAGTTGATTGTAGGTGTGTAGGGCCAAACCATGCCATTGTTTGTTTCTCGCAAAGGATCCAATAATCCCTTGCCCAACACGCGATTAGCAGCAGCTGGTCTGGGCCGCAGGCTTACACGTCGGTTAGTGGGATCTTGATTGTTGAGTGTTCCCAACAAATTCACACCATCTCCAATTCCAAAACCGCCAAACACCCCGCGTGGAAAAATAGCAGAGGCAGCCGACCCCACAACGTTGTTTACAAGTCCACCAACCAAAGAACCAGTGTTAACACCAAAACCACCAAATCTAGGCATGCAATTCTTTCCTCAAAAATATTAGCCAAATATTTATGTGCTGGAAACCAGCTGGAATCTAAATACTAGATCATGAAACAGTTTGAACTCTCCCCACAATTAGTTTTTGAAGGCGGCAACGTATTCAAAACCTCAGATGGCTATCCACGCACCACTCGTATCCCACTGGCTTTGATCAGTCCCACGTTGGATTGGCTGGAAAAAATCACAGGGCTGCCCATGCATGGCATGACCTTGGGCAGTGTTGGCAAAAAAGCCAGCAGTGGGGATATCGACATCGTAGTCGACAGCAAGAAAATGTCAAAAGCCCAATTTGCCCAAAGTCTCCAAAACTGGGTGTTGAGCCAAGGTTTGAACCCCAAAGAGTATGTGAAGCCTGCTGGAGAAGTTCATCTGTTGACACCAATTGCAGGTGATCCCAAGAATGGCTTCGTGCAAACTGACTTTTTCTTCCATGATGATCCTCAATGGATGAAATTCAGCATGCAGAGTCCAGGAGACGCCAGCAACTACACTGGTGCAGAAAGAAATCAACTCATGAGCAGTATTGCCAAAGCGTTGGGAATGAAATACAGTTGGCAACGTGGACTGTTGAATCGGGAAGATGAATCTGTTATCTCCACTGATCCTGATGTGATTGCACAAAAGCTGTTGGGACCCAGATTCACTCACGACAGCTTCCAAAGTGTTGAAACTATTCAACGAGCCATCAAAGGCAATAGGGCTATTCATCAAGGGTTGACTGAGTTGATTCAAACTCTAAGGAGCTTGGATAAATTAGGGCCCACTGGCAAACCCACAATGGATGTGAAAACTGGGAAGTTTAAGCAGAAATCTCCCAGTGAGCAACGCAAATCAGAAGAAGAAGCTGCAAGGATTGAGCAGTTGACAGGTGTAGCTGTCTAGCTTTTGTTTCCGTATCGGGGATCAATTGGCTTGACATGAATCTGATCAAACAGCAGAGGAAAGTTGGGCAAAACTTTTGGTAGGTCTGTTCTCTCCAACCAATTGTAATTTACGCTGCTGTGTGGAATGAAGTTGGGGAAATCGTGAGTTCCTCCCTTGCTCTTCAAATGATGATGAAATTTGTGTGCCAGGTCACAATCTAGGTCTAGGCACAGGGCTTTGTCGCCCATTTTGGTCCAACCTTTTATTTGTGCTGGCACAACCACAGTGTTACCATGCATGCTCATGAGGTGAGGCACTGGTTTTTGGCTATACAAAACAGTCATGTGAAGATCATCAGTATTCATACAGGGAACACCTTGACTTTCACACCATTCTTTGAGCTCTAGAGCATTTTTGGGACTCATGCTCAAAACAACTATGGTGCCAGCAGCGTGCTCATGAGCTTCCATTACTGTGTTCCTAGGGTGCTTGAGATAGCGTCGAACTGATTGGAACAGCCTATTGGAAAGTTCATCATCCAAACCCACAGCTTGGTGGAAAGCCTTTTTGTCTTTGTTCAAAACAGCCGCACGTGCCTTGGTGCCGCTTATTCCACTAACGCCAATGCCATCTGGATGCCGTTCTCCAGCTGATACAATTTCAATCGTCACTGGTTGACGTTGATGTTTTTCACGTATTTCTGGACTGTTCCAAGAGTCAAAAAGGTCTGTCATGCCCTGCACACGATCTTCTCCGGCAACAAATACAAAATGTCTATAGCCTTTGTTGTAAAGCCATTCTGCGGCTTGCAGCGGAGTTTTGATGCTCTCATCCTGCACCACATGATCTTGGTGTTGAGGCATAATCTCTTGGAAAAACTCCAGCTTTTCCGCCCAAGGCAATGGATTCTTTTTACCGTCTTGACTGTGACTCAAAAAGATCCAATAGTCACCCTTGCCAGCGTGTTTGGCCATTGTGTTAACCAAGTGCTGATGACCACGAGTGGGAGGATTCATCCTGCCAAAGGTCCAAACTACCCGTTTGTGTTCTTGTTCCATCAATGAATCAGGCTCGCCTTTTCTCATAAATTGGGCACGATTTACAAACTTCACTATTCCAGTGGGAGTTACAGCCACAAATCCTTCATGTCCTGGATCTCCACCCAAACTAGCACCAACTGTCCCATCTGTTTGACGGTCCATTTGTTTCTTGAGATCCAGCTTCAAACTTGTCAACAAACTTACTATCCGCCACACGCTATTGTAACCATGGATGTGGCTTTGAATCCATTTCAAACACTTGGCCTGCATTGCAGGGCTAGCAGTACTGTTGAGCCCTGTAAGCCACTCCAAAAACTCTCTACTCACATGGCTAAATGTGGAACTACCACGTTCTGCCTTTTTGGCCAAAAAGCTTTTCATCAAGCCAGGAAGGCTCAAGATTTCATGACTGGCTAGTTGTCCTCTGTCCAAAAATGATTTCACACTTACAGCATGCACTCTAAACAAGTGGGATAATTTGTCAACTAAGTTTTTATCCAGGTTCAAACTTTTGAGCATGGTGGCTTCATGAGGTAGGATAGCCAGTCCTTGATCAGTGCGAAAGCCATATTGACTGATGTTTCGCAAGGCTTCTGGTTCCTGATCTTCAGGGCTTTGATAAACACTGTGCATGACCACGCCAGCACTGCTGTTGGCAATCATTTCACCATATTGACTGTTGACAGGCACACGATAAGTTATTTTGTTGGGTGTAAATTCATATGCCCCATCTACAATGGGAGGTACACCAGTCCACAACAAATCCGCTTGAACGTAACCGATAAATCCTTTTGGGGTAACTTTTTTCAACAATGGGTAGAGACTGGCTATTTTGTTGGCATATGCCAGTCGAGCACTCTTTGCACTGGGGCTGGTGTCTTTCATTTTCCTGCTCATGAGCATATTGACAATATCCTCAGGGCTTGTGGTTAAACCATTGTATTTTTTACTGCTGAATCCAGCTTTGTCTGTTAACACAAATTTATAGTCTTTCCATCCAGAAATCAAGGCCGGAGAACCATCAAACTTGATACTAACATACTCGGGTTCATGAGCAGTTGTGCTCAGTATATGAAAAGCTCTTTTGGCACCATCTAACCCCTCATCGAAGATCATGTCTTCTGGATGCTCGATACGGGCTTTGGCCTCAGTCAAAGAGAGATTTACTTCTGGTAATAAGTCAAACAGCTTCATTGTTACGCCCCAACATAATCTTTTGGCAATCTATTGAATTATTTAACAGATCAAGGCGTCCATTTTGACTTCTTCTGTAACCAATTACAAAATTTAGGGTTTCAAACACAAAGGACTATAATGGCATTGGTTCCCAAGATCAAATATCTAACAAACAAAGATTTATTGTCTGCAATCCATGAAAGCAAGCTTACTTTTTGTGAATTTGTTGACAAAAAATACACTGATTTTGATGTCATTGTATATGATCTTGCAGCAGCAACTCCAGAAGTTTTGGACGCTGCTCGACACAAAAAGCTAGCTAACAAAATGGCTGAAGAAAAGAAAGCCAGCGGCAGCAAGACTTTTGAATCTTCATTAACATTGGATAATGTGCCTTTGGATGAAATTGTTGTGAGGCTTATGACTTTTGTGCACATTCCGTTAAACCCTGCCAAAGCAGACAAAGCCAAAAATCAGGCAGAAAAACACATCAGATGCAATTTCCCTCCTTTTCAACATTGGATTTTCCAAAACAATGAATGGAAATGTGTGGGCAAGAGTCATCACAAAAAGGGTGAATTCACCTTAACTGGCGGTAGGATTACTGATAGACTGGCTGCTATGTGGATCAAATTGGTTGATCGCTATGGGCATAGAGGCAACTGGAGAGGTTACACTTATCTTGACGAAATGAAAGCGCAAGCACTGGTGCAATTGGCA